AGATTTTCTTGCACGTGCATGCTTTTGCTTCGGACAGCACTGGCAGCGGCAGGTTTGAGAGAGACGATCTTTCGCTCTCATCAGTCGTGAACGTGTTGAGAAAAAGACAGCTTAGGAGAACAAGAGCTGGGGATGGGCAGGAAGTCCATCCTGAAAGGTAAGGGGGGCGGTCCCCCTCGACGAGTGTCGAAAGAGACCGCAACGAAGACGCGTCAACCCAGAGTCCAAATGCCAAATGGACTGGTGTTGATGCGCATGATGGGAATCTTGTGGCATGCCGTGGCTGGCACTGCGAGGAACCCTGTGTTGAAGGCATTCTGGAACTCTGTTCCACTGAGGCAGGCCACTGCCGCACTCCGGAAGATCAAGAGGACAGTGAGTGCCTTAATGGTCGGCCTGCAAAGACGCGGAAAAAGGAGATCAATGACAGACTGGATGAACTGGCTACTGCTCATTGCCCTGTTGGGGATGACACTTGCCGCGACAGTAAGGAAAGAAAGGGACGGCACCACTGTGATCAGGGCTGAAGGAAAAGACGCAGCAACTCAGGTGCGTGTGGAGAATGGTACTTGTGTGATCCTGGCCACAGACATGGGGTCATGGTGTGATGACTCACTGTCCTATGAGTGTGTGACCATAGAGCAGGGGGAAGAACCTGTTGACGTGGACTGTTTTTGCCGGAATGTTGATGGAGTCTATCTGGAGTATGGACGCTGCGGGAAACAGGAAGGCTCCCGGACAAGACGCTCGGTGCTGATCCCATCTCACGCCCAGGGAGAGCTGACGGGGAGGGGACGCAAATGGCTGGAGGGAGATTCACTGCGGACACACCTCACTAGAGTGGAAGGATGGGTTTGGAAGAATAAGTTATTAACTCTGGCGATGTTTGCCGTTGTGTGGCTTGCACTGGAGAGCGTGGTGACCAGGGTTGCCGTGCTGGTTGTGCTCCTGTGTTTGGCCCCGGTCTATGCCTCGCGTTGCACACACCTGGAGAACAGAGATTTTGTTACTGGCACCCAGGGGACTACAAGGGTCACCTTGGTGCTGGAGCTGGGCGGATGCGTTACCATAACCGCTGAGGGGAAGCCTTCAATGGATGTGTGGCTTGATGCTATCTACCAGGAGAACCCTGCCAAGACACGCGAGTACTGCTTGCACGCCAAGTTATCAGAGACCAAGGTGGCAGCCAGATGTCCAACAATGGGCCCAGCTGTCCTGGCTGAGGAACACCAGATTGGCACAGTGTGCAAGAGGGACCAGAGTGACCGGGGATGGGGCAACCACTGTGGACTGTTTGGAAAGGGCAGCATTGTGGCCTGCGTCAAGGCAGCTTGTGAAGCAAAAAAGAAAGCCACGGGATACGTGTACGACGCCAATAAAATAGTGTACACAGTGAAGGTTGAACCACACACAGGAGACTATGTTGCCGCCAACGAGACGCATAAGGGGAGGAAGACGGCGACTTTCACGGTTTCTTCAGAGAAAACCATCTTGACCTTGGGGGAGTATGGAGATGTTTCGCTGCTGTGCAGGGTTGCCAGTGGAGTTGACTTGGCCCAGACTATCGTCCTGGAGCTTGACAAGACAGCGGAACACCTCCCAACGGCTTGGCAGGTCCATAGAGATTGGTTCAATGACCTGGCTCTGCCATGGAAGCATGATGGGGGCCCACGTTGGAACAACGCAGAGAGATTGGTTGAATTTGGGGCCCCTCATGCTGTTAAAATGGATGTGTACAACCTTGGGGATCAGACCGGAGTACTGCTGAAGGCGCTCGCAGGGGTCCCCGTAGCGCACATTGAGGGAAACAAGTACCACCTGAAGAGCGGTCATGTGACCTGCGAAGTGGGGCTGGAAAAATTAAAGATGAAAGGCCTCACGTACACAATGTGTGACAAATCAAAGTTTGCATGGAAGAGAGTTCCAACAGACAGCGGACATGACACAGTGGTTATGGAAGTCACATTCTCCGGGTCGAAACCCTGTAGGATCCCGGTGAGGGCAGTGGCACATGGATCTCCTGAAGTTAATGTGGCCATGCTGATAACACCAAACCCAACAATTGAAAACGACGGAGGAGGCTTCATCGAGATGCAGCTTCCCCCGGGAGACAACATCATCTATGTTGGAGAATTGAGTCATCAGTGGTTTCAGAAAGGGAGCAGCATCGGAAGGGTTTTCCAAACAACCAGGAAAGGTATAGAAAGACTGACAGTGATAGGAGAGCATGCCTGGGACTTTGGATCCGCTGGGGGTTTTTTGAGCTCAATCGGGAAAGCGGTGCACACAGTTCTTGGTGGTGCTTTCAACAGCATCTTCGGAGGGGTGGGGTTTCTGCCAAAGCTCCTAATGGGAGTGGCGCTGGCCTGGTTGGGTTTGAACACGAGGAACCCCACGATGTCCATGAGCTTCCTCTTGGCTGGAGGCCTGGTCTTGGCCATGACTCTTGGGGTGGGGGCGGATGTAGGTTGTGCTGTGGACACAGAGCGAATGGAGCTCCGTTGTGGAGAGGGTCTGGTTGTGTGGAGAGAGGTTTCAGAGTGGTATGATAACTATGCATACTACCCGGAGACACCAGGAGCTCTTGCATCGGCAATAAAAGAGGCGTTTGAGGAAGGAAGCTGCGGCGTGGTCCCTCAGAACAGACTCGAGATGGCCATGTGGAGAAGCTCGGCCACGGAACTGAATTTGGCTCTAGCGGAAGGGGATGCAAATCTCACAGTGGTGGTAGACAAAAACGACCCCACCGACTATCGAGGTGGAGTTCCTGGTTTGCTGAAAAAAGGGAAAGACATGAAGATCTCCTGGAAGAGTTGGGGCCACTCAATGATCTGGAGCATCCCTGAGGCTCCTCGGCGGTTCATGGTGGGCACGGAAGGACAAAGCGAGTGCCCACTAGAGAGGCGTAAAACAGGTGTTTTCACTGTTGCAGAGTTTGGGGTTGGCCTGAGAACAAAGGTCTTTCTGGATTTTAGACAGGAACCAACACATGAGTGTGACACAGGAGTGATGGGAGCGGCCGTTAAAAACGGCATGGCAGTCCACACAGACCAAAGCCTCTGGATGAGATCAGTGAGAAATGACACAGGCACCTACATAGTTGAACTTCTGGTCACTGATCTGAGGAACTGCTCATGGCCTGCCAGTCACACTATCGACAATGCCGACGTGGTGAACTCGGAGCTTTTTCTTCCGGCGAGCCTAGCAGGACCCAGATCCTGGTACAACAAGATCCCCGGCTACTCGGAACAGGTGAAAGGACCATGGCAATACACGCCCATCCGAGTTATCAGAGAGGAATGTCCAGGAACGACAGTCACAATAAATGCCAAGTGTGAGAAAAGGGGGGCTTCCGTGAGGAGCACTACAGAGAGCGGCAAGGTGATTCCAGAATGGTGTTGCCGGGCATGCACAATGCCCCCAGTGACGTTCCGGACTGGAACTGACTGCTGGTATGCCATGGAAATACGGCCAGTCCACGCCCAGGGGGGTCTTGTCCGTTCAATGGTGGTTGCGGACAACGGAGAACTGCTAAGTGAGGGAGGAATCCCCGGGATAGTGGCGTTGTTTGTGGTTCTTGAATACATCATCCGGAGGAGACCTTCCACAGGAACAACGGTCGTGTGGGGAGGTGTCATCGTTCTCGCCCTGCTCGTCACTGGGATGGTCAGGATTGAGGGTCTTGTGCGGTATGTGGTGGCGGTAGGAATTGCGTTCCACCTTGAGCTGGGACCAGAAATTGTGGCCCTGATGCTGCTCCAGGCTGTATTTGAGCTGAGAGTGGGGCTTCTCAGCGCTTTTGCGCTGCGCAGAGGCCTCACCGTCCGAGAGATGGTCACCACCTATTTCCTCTTGTTGGTCCTGGAGATGGGACTGCCGAGTGTGAGCTTCGAGGATCTCTGGAAATGGAGCGATGCGCTGGCCATGGGGGCACTGATATTTAGAGCTTGCAGTGCGGAGGGAAAGACTGGAACGGGGCTTTTGATCATAGCCCTTATGACACAGCAGGACGTTGTGACCATACATCACGGACTTGTGTGCTTCCTGGCAGTGGCTTCGGCCTGCTCGGTCTGGAGACTGCTCAGAGGACATAAGGAGCAGAAGGGACTGACCTGGATAGTCCCCTTGGCTAGACTGCTTGGAGGGGAGGGTTCTGGGATCAGGCTGCTGGCTTTCTGGGAACTGGCAGCCCACAGAAGAAAACGATCCTTCAGTGAACCACTGACCGTGGTGGGGGTCATGTTGACACTGGCCAGCGGCATGATGCGTCATACCTCCCAGGAGGCCCTCTGTGCGCTTGCGGTGGCCTCGTTTTTCTTGTTGATGCTTGTGCTTGGGACGAGGAGGATGCAGCTGGTTGCCGAATGGAGTGGCTGCGTGGAATGGCATCCAGAACTGGTGAATGAGGGTGGAGAGATCAGCTTGCGGGTCCGCCAAGACTCGATGGGAAACTTCCATTTGACAGAGCTTGAGAAAGAGGAAAGGATGATGGCTTTCTGGCTGCTTGCCGGTCTGGTGGCTTCGGCTTTCCACTGGTCAGGCATTCTTGGCGTGATGGGACTGTGGACACTTACAGAAATGATGAGGTCATCCCGAAGGTCTGACCTGGTCTTCTCAGGACAGGGGGGCCGGGAACGTGGCGACAGCCCTTTCGAGGTCAAGGATGGCGTCTACAGAATTTTTAGCCCTGGCTTGTTCTGGGGTCAGAGGCAGGTGGGAGTCGGCTACGGTCACAAGGGTGTCTTGCACACGATGTGGCACGTGACTAGAGGAGCGGCGTTGTCCATTGATGATGCTGTGACCGGTCCCTACTGGGCCGATGTGAAAGAAGACGTCGTGTGCTACGGGGGAGCCTGGAGTCTGGAGGAAAAATGGAAGGGTGAAACAGTACAGGTCCACGCCTTCCCACCGGGGAAGGCCCATGAGATACACCAATGCCAACCTGGAGAGTTGATCCTTGACACAGGAAAGAAGCTTGGGGCAATACCCATTGACTTGGCAAGGGGAACATCTGGTAGCCCCATTCTCAATGCTCAGGGAGCTGTTGTTGGGCTATACGGAAATGGTTTAAAAACCAATGAGAGCTACGTCAGCAGTATCGCTCAGGGGGAGGCGGAGAAGAGCCGACCAAACCTTCCACAGGCGGTTGTGGGCACAGGCTGGACGTCAAAGGGGCAGATCACAGTGTTGGACATGCACCCGGGCTCTGGAAAGACCCATAGAGTCCTCCCGGAGCTCATCCGTCAATGCATCGAAAGGCGCCTGAGGACGCTGGTGCTGGCCCCGACTCGTGTGGTACTGAAAGAGATGGAGCGTGCTCTTAGTGGGAAACGGGTCAGGTTTCATTCACCGGCGGTCAGTGACCAGCAGGTTGGAGGGGCGATTGTTGATGTGATGTGTCATGCAACCTATGTCAACAGGCGATTACTCCCACAAGGGAGGCAGAACTGGGAAGTGGCAATCATGGATGAGGCCCATTGGACTGACCCCCATAGTATAGCAGCAAGGGGCCACTTGTACACCCTGGCAAAGGAAAACAAATGTGCCCTGGTTTTGATGACGGCAACGCCCCCTGGCAAAAGTGAACCCTTCCCAGAGTCTAATGGAGCCATCACCAGTGAAGAAAGGCAGATTCCTGATGGGGAATGGCGCGACGGCTTTGACTGGATCACTGAATACGAGGGGCGCACCGCCTGGTTTGTCCCCTCGATTGCAAAGGGAGGTGTGATAGCTCGCACCCTGAGACAGAAAGGGAAAAGTGTCATCTGTCTGAACAGCAAGACTTTTGAAAAGGATTACTCCAGAGTGAAAGAAGAGAAGCCTGACTTTGTGGTGACGACCGACATCTCGGAGATGGGAGCCAACCTTGACGTGAGTCGCGTCATAGATGGGAGGACAAACATCAAGCCTGAGGAGGTTGATGGGAAGGTTGAGTTCACTGGCACCAGACGAGTGACCACGGCCTCCGCTGCCCAGCGACGCGGGAGGGTCGGTAGGCAGGGTGGACGAACAGATGAATACATATACTCTGGACAGTGTGATGATGATGATAGCGGACTTGTGCAGTGGAAGGAGGCGCAAATACTTCTTGACAACATAACAACACTGCGGGGACCTGTGGCCACCTTCTATGGCCCTGAGCAGGATAGGATGCCGGAGGTGGCCGGTCATTTTCGACTCACTGAGGAGAAGAGGAAGCACTTCCGCCACCTCCTCACCCATTGTGATTTCACTCCCTGGCTGGCATGGCACGTGGCGGCAAACGTGTCTAGCGTGACGGACCGAAGCTGGACATGGGAGGGACCAGAGGCCAATGCCGTGGACGAGGCCAGTGGGGATCTGGTCACTTTCAGGAGCCCGAATGGGGCAGAGAGAACCCTCAGGCCAGTGTGGAGAGACGCACGCATGTTTAGAGAGGGACGTGACATCAAAGAGTTTGTGGCGTACGCTTCTGGGCGGCGCAGCTTTGGAGATGTTTTGACAGGGATGTCGGGAGTTCCGGAGCTTCTGCGGCACAGATGCGTCAGCGCTTTGGATGTCTTCTATACACTCATGCACGAGGAACCTGGCAGCAGGGCAATGAAGATGGCGGAGAGAGATGCCCCCGAGGCTTTCCTGACGGTAGTTGAGATGATGGTCCTGGGTTTGGCGACCTTGGGTGTCGTCTGGTGTTTCGTCGTCCGAACATCGATCAGTCGCATGGTACTAGGCACGCTAGTCTTGCTGGCCTCCTTGCTACTCCTGTGGGCTGGTGGCGTTGGCTACGGGAGCATGGCAGGGGTGGCACTCATTTTCTACACACTGTTGACGGTTCTGCAGCCCGAGACGGGAAAACAGAGAAGCAGTGATGACAACAAACTGGCATACTTCCTGCTGACTCTCTGCAGTCTTGCTGGACTGGTTGCCGCAAATGAGATGGGGTTTCTGGAGAAAACCAAGGCGGACCTGTCTGCGGTTCTGTGGAGTGAGCATGAGGAGCTCCGGCAGTGGAGTGAATGGACCAACGTGGATATCCAGCCGGCAAGATCCTGGGGGACCTATGTGCTGGTAGTCTCTCTGTTCACACCTTACATCATCCACCAATTGCAGACCAAAATCCAACAACTTGTTAACAGCGCCGTGGCGTCTGGAGCGCAGGCCATGAGAGACCTGGGAGGGGGAGCTCCCTTCTTTGGTGTGGCAGGACATGTCATGACTCTCGGGGTGGTGTCCCTGATTGGGGCCACCCCAACCTCACTGATGGTGGGCATTGGCTTAGCAGCTTTCCACTTGGCCATTGTGGTGTCTGGACTAGAGGCTGAATTGACACAGAGAGCCCACAAGGCCTTCTTCACTTCAATGGTACGCAACCCCATGGTGGATGGGGATGTCCTCAATCCGTTTAGAGAAGGAGAGGCAAAACCTGCTCTATATGAGAGGAAGATGAGCTTGGTTCTGGCCATAGCGCTGTGTCTCATGTCGGTGGTCATGAATCGCACAGCGGCTTCCATGGCGGAGGCTACAGCTGTGGGGCTGGCAGCAGCTGGACAGCTGCTCAGACCAGAGGCGGACACACTGTGGACGATGCCGGTGGCCTGTGGCATGAGTAGCGTGGTCAGGGGTAGCCTCTGGGGGTTTCTACCCCTTGGGCACAGGCTTTGGCTCCGGGCCTCTGGGGCCAGGCGTGGTGGCTCTGAGGGAGACACACTTGGTGACCTCTGGAAGCGCAGGCTGAACAGCTGCACCAGGGAAGAATTCTTCGTTTACAGGCGCACTGGCATCCTGGAGACAGAACGTGATAGGGCCAGAGAGCTGCTCAAGAGAGGAGAGACAAACATGGGACTGGCAGTCTCGCGAGGCACGGCAAAGCTCGCTTGGCTTGAAGAACGCGGATACGCCACCCTCAAGGGAGAGGTGGTAGATCTGGGGTGTGGAAGGGGTGGCTGGTCTTACTATGCAGCTTCCCGGCCGGGCGTCATGAGTGTCAGGGCATACACCATTGGAGGAAGGGGGCATGAGGTTCCAAAGATGGTAACAAGCCTAGGCTGGAACTTGATCAAGTTCAGATCGGGAATGGATGTGTTCAGCATGCAACCACACCGGGCTGACACCATCATGTGTGACATTGGAGAGAGCAATCCAGATGCCACTGTGGAGGGTGAAAGGACCCGGAGAGTGATTTTACTCATGGAGCAGTGGAAAATAAGAAACCCTACAGCGGCTTGTGTGTTCAAGGTGTTGGCTCCATACCGCCCAGAGGTAATAGAGGCATTGCACAGATTTCAGCTACAGTGGGGTGGGGGTCTGGTGAGGACTCCCTTCTCAAGGAACTCAACACACGAGATGTACTACTCGACGGCTGTCACTGGGAATATAGTGAACTCTGTCAACATACAATCGAGGAAGCTCCTAGCCCGGTTTGGTGACCAGAGAGGGCCAACTAGGGTGCCTGAGCTTGACCTGGGAGTGGGAACTCGGTGTGTGGTCCTGGCTGAGGACAAGGTGAAAGAACAAGATGTGCAAGAAAGGATCAGAGCGCTGCGTGAACAGTACAATGAGACCTGGCACATGGATGAGGAACACCCGTACAGGACATGGCAGTACTGGGGTAGCTACCGTACAACACCAACTGGGTCGGCGGCATCACTGATCAATGGGGTCGTGAAACTTCTCAGCTGGCCATGGAACGCGCGGGAAGATGTGGTGCGCATGGCCATGACCGACACAACCGCCTTTGGACAGCAGAGAGTGTTCAAAGAGAAAGTTGACACAAAAGCTCAGGAGCCCCAGCCGGGGACGAGAGTAATTATGAGGGCAGTGAATGACTGGATTCTAGAACGACTGGCCCAGAAAAGCAAACCACGTATGTGCAGCAGAGAAGAATTCATAGCAAAAGTGAGATCAAACGCAGCCTTGGGAGCTTGGTCGGATGAGCAGAACAGATGGGCAAGTGCGAGAGAGGCTGTGGAGGATCCTGCATTCTGGCACCTCGTGGATGAGGAGAGAGAGAGGCATCTTATGGGGAGGTGCGCACATTGCGTGTACAACATGATGGGAAAGAGAGAGAAGAAACTGGGAGAGTTTGGAGTGGCAAAAGGCAGCCGGGCCATCTGGTACATGTGGCTGGGGAGTCGCTTTCTAGAGTTTGAGGCCCTCGGATTCCTAAATGAGGACCATTGGGCTTCCAGAGAGTCCAGTGGAGGAGGAGTTGAGGGAATAAGCTTAAACTACCTGGGTTGGCACCTCAAGAAGCTATCAACTTTGAATGGAGGTCTCTTCTACGCAGATGACACTGCTGGCTGGGACACGAAGGTCACCAACGCAGACCTAGAAGATGAAGAACAGATCCTGAGATACATGGAAGGTGAACACAAACAACTGGCGGCCACAATAATGCAAAAAGCATACCACGCTAAGGTGGTGAAGGTCGCGAGACCCTCTCGTGATGGAGGCTGCATCATGGATGTCATCACAAGAAGAGATCAGAGAGGCTCAGGCCAGGTCGTGACCTATGCCTTGAACACCCTCACCAACATAAAGGTTCAGTTGATCCGAATGATGGAGGGTGAAGGGGTTATAGGAGCAGAAGACGCGCATAACCCGAGACTGCTTCGAGTGGAACGGTGGTTGAAAGAGCATGGAGAGGAGCGTCTTGGAAGAATGCTTGTCAGTGGTGATGACTGCGTGGTGAGACCCATGGATGACAGATTTGGCAGGGCTCTCTACTTCCTGAATGACATGGCTAAGACTAGGAAGGACATTGGGGAGTGGGAGCCCTCAGCTGGCTTCTCGAGCTGGGAGGAGGTCCCTTTCTGCTCACATCATTTCCATGAGCTGGTGATGAAGGACGGACGCACCCTAGTGGTGCCGTGCCGTGACCAGGATGAGCTCGTCGGGAGGGCCCGCGTCTCACCGGGGTGTGGATGGAGTGTTCGTGAGACGGCTTGTCTTTCAAAAGCTTACGGGCAGATGTGGCTGCTGAGCTATTTCCACCGGCGCGACTTGAGGACTCTTGGGTTCGCCATCAGCTCAGCAGTGCCTGTCGACTGGGTTCCCACCGGCCGTACGACATGGAGTATCCATGCTAGCGGAGCCTGGATGACTACAGAAGACATGCTGGACGTCTGGAACCGAGTGTGGATCCTGGACAACCCCTTCATGCAGAACAAAGAGAGGATCACGGAGTGGAGGGACGTTCCGTATCTCCCCAAGGCCCAAGACATGGTATGCTCCTCCCTTGTTGGAAGGAAGGAAAGAGCAGAATGGGCGAAGAACATCTGGGGAGCGGTGGAAAAAGTGAGGAAAATGATAGGTCCTGAGAGGTTTAAGGACTATCTCTCCTGCATGGACCGTCATGACCTGCACTGGGAGCTCAAGCTGGAGAGCTCGATAATCTAAGCCCAGCCTGTGACCGAGGGAAAATTTTAAGGGATCATGGAATGATGCGGCAGCGCGCGATAGCGACGGGGAGATGGTCGCACCCGACGCACCATCCATGAGGCAACAATTCGTGAGACCCCCCCTGGCCAGGAAAAGGGGGGTGCAAACAGGCCAGGGGTGAAGAACACCCCTAGAGTGCACCACGGCAGCACGCCAGTGAGAGTGGCGACGGGAGAATGGTCGATCCCGACGTAGGGCACTCTGTAGAATTTGTGAGACCCCCCGCACCATGACAAGGCCGAACATGGTGCACCAAAGGGGAGGCCCCCGGAAGCACGCTTCCGGGAGGAGGGAAGAGAGAAATTGGCAGCTCTCTTCAGGATTTTTCCTCCTCCTATACCAAATTCCCCCTCGACAGAGGGGGGGCGGTTCTTGTTCTCCCTGAGCCACCATCACCCAGACACAGATAGTCTGACAAGGAGGTGATGCGTGACTCGGAAAAACACCCGCT